ACAATTCTCTTGTTGGTAATAGATGTTTTTAATCTTGGTTTTGCTTTCGTGACTTCTAGTGTTGCCGTTAACTTCAGTGTTGGATAAGGAGCAACCACATTATCACCAAAGAAATCATCTGGTAAGTTCAATCTCAAACTGCCAGATGATAACCCGCTAGTAGCATCTGTAGCAAAATCAATAGTAACAAAACTATCATCAATATAAAGAATATCCCCTTTTTCTACAACTGTAGAATTGCCTTTATCTAAAACAGTGAAAATATAATTCTCTTTTGTATATCTTACAAACCTTTGGGTGCCATATGGAAGTTGTGCTGCAAATGTTAGATTTCCACCACTTGATGTTGCTTGAACAACAAAATCTCTTCTAAAATAATAAGTAAACTTAGAATCTGAACTGTCTTTAACGAGAGATTGAACCTGCTTGCTTCCAGTTGGGAAAATTAATGTTGGTTTTGCAGTGTTTGATTGCTTTGGTCTAATTCTAGCAATTGTAGAATTATTTACATCTGCTTGTAAAGCAGAATCTAGCAAAATCCGTGTCTTCACAGATCCAGAAGGACTGCTAGTTGACTGCACAATCAAACGATTAATGACACCAGCAGAATCTGTAAATTGAATTAGATCTCCTTGTTTGACATATTTTCCAGCATCATCACCAAATCCATTTGATTCTAGATAACGATAACCTTTTACACCAGAAAATGAATATGAACCAATATCAGAAGTAGATGAATATTTTTCATTAATCAATTCGACATCAGCACTGAAACGATTTACATTTGCTGGTCCAAATGTTGAATAGAAAGATTTTACGTTTTCTGCGGTGTAATTTGTAACAGTATTTTTAAATAGTACAGCAGTAATTCCAACTTCTGGATTAACTTCATCTGCTCCACCAAATACAACTGCCCTAACCTCAGGTGGAGCAGAATATGTTTGTAATAGTAGATTTCTATTCTGAATATCTACTCTGTAAATAATCCCACTTCCATTAATAGTTGGTTTGATGATAGAAGAATCATATTCAATACCATCTAATGAGATTTTTGTTGTGTTAGCAACATAACCACCATCATTTCTTCTATGAACAATAAAATGTGAAATGGTATTCTCAATTGCAATTCTTCTTACATTATCATCTTCATCTGCAATCGGTTCTCCTGGTTCGAATGCCCCTGAGAGCACTTTTACGTACAACGTATTACCAGTAGAGTAGAAACCATTGGTAAGACCTTCTACAACGCCATATGCGCCGCTCTTAGCGCCAATAATATACTTACCAGCGCCAAATGTTCCAGAAGCAATATCACCATCTAAAGTGATTTTGGTAAAATAGATTGGATTAAAATAACTTAAAGAGAAAATACCATTGTATGCATCTCTACCCGCACTCAATCTCCCTTTTGAAATTACTTTATCTGTGTCTGTATTAAATCCCGTAGGATATTCATTGAAATATAAATTCTTTGGTTTAGCAACTCCAATCAATGGAGTAATAATTTCGTTATAATCTTTTAAAGCTGCCCATTCTGCAGATCCAGAAGTCAAAGCATCATTTCTATTCAAATAGAGAAGCATCTCATTATTCTCAGCTCCTTCTTGATATTCTTTGAAGAATGTATATAATTGATCTTTTCTTCCATAGACAGTCAATTCCAAATATTTACCAGTTCCAATTTCTGGACGATCTACGATAGACCACGATAAGGTTTTAACAGAATCAATTTCGAAAGGCAGATCAGCAGTTTTTCTGAAATAAAGAGTTCCAAAATCTGTTTGGAAATTAGAATCTGAGATAGATGCAAAAGGAATTAATGGATTTCTTGATTCCAAGTAAATTGTCTTTATTGCAATATCTTCATTATTGAATTTTACATCTTCTGAAGTATATGTGTATTCAGAACCTCTTCTGCTAATCGTTTGCTTGTATGCATCAGATAATTCAGTACCGTTAGATCCAACACTTCCATCATTAAAAACGGAATAAAAATATATGTTTGGATATGCAGTTAACTCAGCACCTTCTGCATTCAAAGGAACTGTTCCATAAACATTGGTGATTTTAAACTCAGATAATCCTTTACCCTTTACAGTTACATTATCTCTTTCTAGAACATCTCTTGCTTTATCAAAAAGAACATACTTGGTTTCTTTATTGATAATTTCAAATCCACGAACATATGCTTTTCCTGGACCAATAGATGCAACTAATTTTTTTGATGCATCTTGGATTGACAGTCCATTTACAGTATTCGTTTGTCTATTTAAACTATAAAAACCATTATTACCATTTCTTTGATAATATTCTCTAATGTCAATCGGGAAATCTTCTACAACATAATCTCCAGATTCATCAAAAGTTCTTCTTGCTAAAGTTTCTTCTAGTAAATTATAATCAAACTGTCTTACTTTCTTTTCAACAATACCAGATTTGATCTTTAGAAGCTGAATAAAATTCCTATCAGTAACAGCAGTATAACCAAACTTAGTTAATGTTAGTGTAATTTTTAATCTAGAAGCTCCAGGTGCAGAAAAATTAGAATATCCCTTTGCATTGTCGTAAAGAGAATTGTCTTCTTCTGAAGTTACTAGTGATTCTGAAATTGTAAAACCAACTTTTGTAGATGGTTTATTATAATACTTATCAATAACGATTAATTGTTCATCGTTTCTTACAAAAAATCCATTGACAAAATAAATTCCCTGCTCCACCTTGACAGCAGAAGCAATTCCCATGGCAGGACTGGATAAAGTAGAAACTTGACCAGTATCTGGATTAGTTACATTAATACTAGTTGGAAGAACACTTCCATCTGTTCCTACAACCAAAAGTGGAGTATTGACACCATCAATAACTTCTAGTGTTTCACCTTGCCTAAAAGTGGGTTCAACTGCAGCATCTCCACTATTGACATATTTTACAAAAATAACATCAGATTCAGTTTCAGAGGAGTACTCTGCTGCAACGATAGAAGCAACAACACCAGAGGTAATTCCTCTGACTTTTTGTCCTACTAGAGTTTTAATGTCATATTTTCTAAAAACAATTTCACCACCATCATTGATAGCAACTTCAGAAACTGAAGATAACTTGACGTAGTTCAAATTGTTATTAAAACCAACTTCTCCAGGTATGACAAGTTCCCCTTGTTTAAATTGGAACTTGCCATAACTTTCAATTTGATTTTGTAATATAGACTGGAGCGTAGTTAACTCTCTACTTTGAATCGAATATCCAGGTCTAAAAAGAACCTTATAGAAATTCTTAGAAGGATCGAAATCGTCAAAGAAAGGCTCTACGTTTAAGTTGGTTTTTTGTGGCATCTGACTTGTATCTACTTAAACTAAGTTTGAAAGCAGACTAAATCAGAACTCGATAACTAGCTTGATGTCTTCAATCTGGTCAGCAGCTCTAGTGATTAGTCTTCTATTCTCTATGTATATGACATCTCCCGAGTTCTGTTCGATTTCTGGGAGAGAAACACCGCTAGCAAAAGTACCAAACAATGCATTGCTAGATGCCTGGTTATAGGTATTATCAATAGATCCATCAGCAAGTGAAGTCTGACCATCAACCGTTGCTGGAAGAGAAGAATCAAATGCTCGTACAATACCGTTATCTTTGTGATAATCTGTGGATTGGAAAATCTTGAGAATTCCATCTGGACTGCCAGCAGCATCAGGAACCCAAGAAACAACAGTTCCAATTGCAGTTCCACCTGTTACTGCTTGAGTAACAACTTCATCAACATAATAGTCTGCAGATGAACCATTAATTCTTAGAGCGATCAAACCATTTAGGGTATCGTTAGTTGCAAAGGTAGTAGTTCCTCTTACATATGGATCTCTGATAAGACCAATTCTGCGGAAGTCGTTATCAACAGGAAAGTCACCAAAACCTTCGTCATATGAAAGACGAATATTGGTCATAACACGCTTGCCATTTAGTTCAAGTTCCATGTCACCACCGCGACCTGCTTTAGGTGGAATAATAACTTCGATGTTTCCAGTTGCATTTGCATTAACAGTTGCACTTGTAGTTAATGCAGCATCTTCGAAAAGACCGTATGCAGTTGCACCAGTTCCAGTACCAGTCTTAATTGCTACAGAACCATATGTATAACCTTCGCCTCTCTCAGCTACTCTTGCACTCGTGATAGAACCACCATTAATTACAATTTCTGCGACTGCTTGAGTAGTTCCGTCTCCTAGAACAGGTGCATAGTATGTTCCATTTGATGCGGTAATGTTTGCACCAGTATCAGTAACAATATATGCGTCAATAGCACCAACTACAACTTGGTTTGCGATAACACCAGCTCTAGATGGATCGTTAGGAAGAACGATTGGAAGGAAGTCTGTAGAAAGGAATCTTAGAACATCATCAGTTGACATAGTGTACATGTACTTCCACTTGTATGTTCCACCAGATTCTTCGTAAATACCAGTGTTAGAATCATATGTTCCAGCAGAAGGAGTTAGTGAAGGTTCTTCTGTTGATGGTTGTCCTGAAGGATTCGCAAAATCAGTACCATTGAAAACACATGTCCAAACTTGATACTGTTGGTTCATTACATAATACTTTGCTTCACCAATATTGGAAGCACCAGTTGCAGACTGAGTACCAATTCTTCCAGTCTGAGTTGAGAAATAATCTGGTCTCCACATATCATATGTGGTATTTGTCTGCCAGTTATATCTTCTGATAACAGTTCTTACATATTGATCTGTAATTCTCTTTGCAGCAATAATATCATCAAATACTGCATATTCTTCTTCTTGGTTGTCTACTGGAAGTGGTGCTGCTTCGTCAGTAGCATAACGATATGTTGCTGTGTATGCCTGAGCGCCAGTATCAGATCCACCAGCATAACCCTTGAGAACAGATCCTGCTGCTGGGACAGATGCTACCCCAGTTGAACCATTTACATTATAAACGAGAAGGGAAGATGTGAAAACTTGTCTGACTACTGCTTTATATGTTGCTGCTCCAAAATTGGCACCTACGTATACTTCGTCGCCAACATTGAATGCTGTTGCATTCTGACTATAGATTTCTAGGTATGCATCCCATCTTTGTGGACGACCAACGAAAAAATATAGTCTCGTCCTTTCGTTGCCGAGTTCGGGGTCACCACCAGATCCTTCGTTGGTTCCCTCAGTTAAAGACTCAACAAATTGTTTCGCATTAAAAATTCTAAATTTATCTGAAATAATTGCAGGCATCTTTTTTATCCCTTGAATATATTGTGGACGAGTTTTCGTAAGTTATTTATATTTATACAACTTACACATAATGAGGATTGAATGGAGCAATCAATGTAGTGTTAGTTATGGTGTTAACACCACCATAAATTGTGCATCCAGTAAATGATGTAGAAGTTTTTCCAGTATACTCAATTGTGGTTCCCTCGGAAGTAAATAAGTATCCAGAATTTGGGAAGAAATTGGTATTCTCTACATTTAATGTAGATCCTATGATGCCAGTGTCTGCACTAACAGTGACAGGATTATTTATAGAAGGTATGCCGTAATTGTAATATGTTCCTGAAATATCTGCTAAAGTACTTGGTGCGTCATAGTCATAGTCTGCAATAGTTAAAGTTGGATAATACCAAGTAAAATTATCGATACTAGTGTATTCGCTATGAACATGTATTTCTCCAAAAGTTCGAAGTGATATAGCATTACGGAAATTTTTCAATACTGTAATAGAAGATCCTAATATTCCTTGAGCAAAATTATCACCCTGCAAATCAGATTGTCTATTATAATCCACCATACCATGAATAGAAGTTTGAAGTACTTCTCCTTCTGTGGATACTACAGAAGATGACAACACTTGAGACGCTCTTGTTGAAATTACTCGATTAACACCAGGATATAATTGCTCAATTGAGTTGGAAATAGTAATATTGGTTATAATTTCAGAAATTCCAGATCCAGGTGCAACGCTAACCATTTCTGGAATTAATCTGAGATAATCGCCAGGATCGTGAGCAACTACTTCAGATCCATTAACTCCTCTTACAACATCCAAGAATCTTCCAGTATCTCTAGTTCCATAGAAGACTACTTCTTTTCCAATCAGAACTAGACCTTGATCTGGGAAGTTATCAGTATTCAATGCATACATGTAGTCAGCATCTGCTGGCATTGGAGCACTTAAAACAGTTGCTACATCAACAGTTGAGGCGAGCGTTATATTATTTTTTCTTCTTGCTCTTATTGGAGAAGTTTCTAGTGTTATAACACCAGTTACTATTCTAGAAACATCGTCAGATTCTGTGGAAACATCTAGTTTGTCTAATTCAACAAAACTATTTGCGATACTATAAGTGTTGTGATCTGATTCAATGTCAGATGCTGTAGTCCAAGAAGATGTTACTACTTTGACTACATCAATATCATAATCGATTAGGATATTCTTAGTGCCTTTTAAATTTCTAGATGCAGCATTATCATCAATAGAAACAGATGATATCTCTGGGTGAACATGTGTTATAGACCACCTAGATGTATTGTGATCTGAATCAATATCAGATGCCGTAGTCCAAGAAGATGTTACTACCTTAAGAATATCAATATCATATTCAACATAGGGATTAACTTCCCTTCTCATCATTCTCACTGCAGTTTCTGAAGAAGAAACGTCACCAAATTTATTAACATTCTGTAGAATTGAAGTCCACGTATCAACTGGAGCATCTGGCATCTGCTGAGTTTCAGAAGATGTCCAAGCAGATGTAATAAATCTTACAATATCAATATCATATTCAATTAGTATATTTTTCGTGCCAGTTTGTACACGATATACTTCTTGCTCATCAATAGAAACATTTACTACTTCTTCTGGTAATTGTGTTCTTATCCAAGTCCATGCAACATCTGGCATCTCCTTAGTTTCATCCGTTGTCCAAGCAGATGTAATAACTTTAGAGAAAGAAATCTCATCACTATAATCAATATATACATCAATTTCTCGTCTGAGTACTCTATATGGATCATCAGAACTTACAGCAACTTCATGCTCTAGATCAACTTGAGTACTAACCCAAGAGAATGTATCATGTTGAGAATCTATATCACTGAATAAGAAGACACCCGCATTAATATCTACATCAATTGTTACAAATTCATAATCCAAATATGGATTAATCTGTTGGGTTATCTCTCTTTCTGTAGAAACAGGAGCTTTTAGAACTTCATAATAAGAGTAAACAATTGGTACTACACCACCAGGAATTACTGTAATTTCCGAAATAGGAACAGAAACACGAAGATCTTCTTGATATAAAAACTTATAATCAATGGATGTAAATGTTCTTGTCTGTTTGTATCTAACATATCTACGAGTTGTTAGAATTCTGGGTGGTTGAGTATATCCAGAACCAGGATCAGTAATAATTACATCAATTACAGCACCATCTACGACCAATACCTCTGCTTTAGCACCACCACCATTTTCATCTCTTGGTACAAACTCTAAACATGGAGCAAGATAATATCCCCTAGCAGTTTGCTTGTCTTTATAATTTTCATCAACGAATAATTGTATATCTCTTTTATTCCAAATAATTTTCGATATACTACCATTTTCATCAATCTCTGCTAAAGCAGATAATCCTCTGCCTTCAGAAAATCCATTATAGTTAGTGGCAACAATTTCACCATAAAATTCATTTAGAATTGATTTTCCTTTTCTGTATTCTTTTGGTTTTACAATATCTGGAATATCAATAATTCTTCTTAATTGATCTTCCCCATCAATTCTAACCTCATCGCCCACTCTTAGATTGGTAATTGGAGAAGGTCTTAAATCCCAAGCAGATCTTGCTTCTTCAAGAATTTGATAAAATCTTGGAACAGCATCTCTTCTTAGATATCGCAATCCATCGGAATCTGTAGCATATTGATAAGTTATCTCTAATTGACCTGGAGATAATTGTATAGATTTAAATCTATTTCTTCTCACTAAAGGATTATTATATTCAAATATTGCATCAGCTATAGTAGATGTTGTAGAGAAAATAATAATTGAATCCTGTCGAAGATCAAATAAGTTCCACTCGTTTGATAATGAAAGTATAATCTTATCTCCACCATTTGGATCTAATGAGAATTTTTTCAGATTTCCTATGTTCTGAACATTAGTTTGAGATCCACCAATTAATTCATAGACTTTTACATTACTAGGAACAAACGTACTGGAACTGTAGTATTCAAAATAATAATCAAATATATCTCCAATATTTGCACCAGTGCCCGATAGATCTTCAATAGTTACAATTAGATCATTTTTATACGCATCTGGTTCATAATCAAAGAATGTAAGTTTTTTGCCTAAGTCTCTACCATAGAAAATAAGAACATCAACTCTTTGAACAACTTCAGTTCCATCTTCTAACACACTAGCAACCAATGGTTTCTTAAATGTTATGCTAGATCCTGCAATATCATAAGAAACTCCACGCTGCTGTAAAACACCATCAACAAAAACGTATGCATATCTGTCATCATCAATATACTTAACTTCTGCTGGACTATTTGAATCGTATAATGGGAATGGTCCTGTTTTTCTAATTTTTACCAGTTCATTATCAATTACTGCTTTTTCATAACTACCAACACGAATAGCAAAAGTTTTGTCTACTGCTAAAGGTTCCTGTACAGTCAATACATTTTCTTCTTGCTCCCATCTTGGTGCTTCAGTAAATGATATCTTATCACTAACATTAGGATCTTCGGATCTTATAATGTCATAACTATCATACAATTGTACGATACCATTAATGAATACCAATAAATTTTCTGTTGGTGCAGTTTTTACAATTCCACCATCTTCATAATATAGATCAAATAAAGTGTTTTCTCCATCAATATAATCTGGATTTGTTCTTTCAACAGAATCTGGTCCATTACTTAAAACACTATCCAATACTCCATTTAGAGATTTAATTGACTCAACAACATCATTACATTCCTGTGCTAAGAGCAAGGGATCTGGAATCAAATTATAATTTGAATATGTTCTCAATGATGTCCAATTACCAGATCTTTGGTTATTTTCTGGTTCTGGTTGAATGAGACCAATTCCATCTAATAGTAATGTATCGATAATACCAGCATAAGAATTTAATGTAGATTCTACCTCAGCACAAGCAGGGAAGTACTCATTTGGATCATCTAAAATATTTGTATCATAGAAGGGAGATTCGCTTGTGTAGATGCCATTTGGAAGTGTTCCTCGCATTGCGAGAACCATCAAAGATACTGCATGTTTAAATGCATTGACTGATTCTGTTAATTCATTATTAATATGCTTTAGTGTATTGCCAACATAATACGACCTAGCAAACTTAACAATCTTTGTAGTTCCACCATAACGCAAATTGTGAACAACAGCGTCAACCAAGAAACCAGTGTCTCTCTTACACTTAGTTTCATCTGGGATATTTAAAGTTGGATACATTGCTTTAACCCATCCAAGAGTTTCTTCTTGAATGTAAGTTTTATTTGCTTCAATTAAATTGGAAGCATCATAGAATGTACCATTATTAATCTTACTTAAAGAGAAAGTTACTTGTGGAATATTTGCAACACTATAAGTAGAAGTTAAAGTTGTAGTTCCGCCATTAGCAACAGTAACAGTTCCAACTTCAATATCGCCTTCATTGATAACACCAGCAACAGTAGTATCAACTGAAATGATTGTTTCAGTTCCAGATGTTGTCACCAATGTATTTGATGCTGCTACTCTTGCATTACTGGAAACTCTAATTTGAGTACCATTAATAACTTCAGTTACTTTTGTATCTGTTGGGAATTGTGATCCACTACTTACATTCATTCCAACAACAATTCCAAATGTATCTGGAACTGTAATTACATCTTCTGATGGAGTGATAACTGCATTAGTTACTGTATAATCCCAATTTCTAAGAGCAGCAGAACATAACTTCGCAGCATAATTGAATGTATCAAGACTTTCAGTAAGTTCATTATCAATATGATCTAAAGCACCTACATTTGTGAAATATGAATTTCCAGCATCATAAACCTTCCCATTTCCTCCAAATCTAATATCATGTTCAATAGCATCTAGAACAAGTCTAATGTCTCTAGAACATTTTTCTTGATATAAATTCCATGGTACATTAGGATATGTCTCAATAGCATATCCAATAGATTCTTCTACAATAAAATCTTTATTAAATTTGATTTGATTAGCAGAGTCTAACCATCTTCCACTTCTCTGGAAGAAGTTTCTAATTTTTCTAATATATTCATCATTTAAAGAACTTTCTTTAAATCTAAATGATCTGCCGTAGAAAACTTGTGCAGGTGTTAATTGAGATTCTACAGTTCTTTCACCTAAAGGAGGTTCTGAAAATATAATATTAGACCCAGATACAGTAAATGCAACTCCTGGTTCTTGAACAACACCGTCAATAGTAACAAAAAGTTGTTCTTCACTATATGGAACTATTGGAAGACCAGTGGACTTATCTGTAAGCGCAAATGTAGTCGTTCCAATAACTTTTCCCGTTGAAGAATCTTGAACGCCATCAAAAGGATCTTGAATTGTTACTTCTGTGGCATATGTCTCTGCATTATTTTGTGAATTAACATAAACAGTTCCTCTGCCATATTGTTCATTGGAATCCTTAGTAGTTGCAAAAGATTGAGTTATCTTTCTAGTAACTGAATGATTTGATAGTTTTGGAGCTTCTAAATCAATTCTTGTAAATCCATAAGAAGCAGCTTTCGCAATAGAACTAGTTTGCTTTGTATCAACTATAACCTCACCAAACACTTTAAATCCCGCAGGGTGAGTGGTTTGTAAGATTAAATCCCTCCAAAGATCTATTGGTGTTTGAGATTTAATTACATATGAATAATCTTGATAAAAATAAGAATCAGTTAATCTCTGTGTGTATTGTCCAATTTTACCTCTTTCTGAAGTATAGTAACCAATATTATCATAGAAAGATTTTACATTAGGAGAAAATTCTGATCTGAAAATATCAATAATTTTTGCACTACTTCCCTTTGCTTTACCCTTTACTGTTAAACCTTTGATAAAACTGCCAGTTACCGACTGTAACTTTAGAATATTTGTTCCTTTTCTCCATCCGTTCTTTGTTACAACACCAGATGCTAATTCAACACCATTGTGTTCAAGTACAACTTTTTCTCCATATAAAAAGTTGCCAGTAATATCATTTAAAATTAATTGGGTGTTAGAAAAATACTTTCTGTAGTGTGATTTATCAGTGTTAAATAAAAATCCACTATTTGTAACTTCTACCGATTCTGGAATACCAATATCTGTAGATGATAGAAAACAATTTACGTCTGTTTCAATAACTTCAATTTCAGGTTCTTCTGTATAACCATATCCAGAATTTTTAACTATTGCACCAAATACTTTTCCATCTCTAACTACCAACTCAATTGCAGCATCAATACCATTACCTTTTACAATTGCTTTTGGTTTGGAATAACCCGATCCATTTGTAACTACAGAAACATTTGCAATGTTATTATTGAGAGAATCGTATGTAACTTCAATGGAAGCTTTATTTTCTTCTGATGGTACAATTCCAAGAACAGAAGGTATTACATTATAATTATTTCCTGCATTTTCAATTAAAATAGATGTAGCAGCACCAACAGCAGATCTGCCATTAGTTGTGTATGTCATCAATCCAGAACCATCAAACTGTGGAGTTTTATCAAAAGTATATACAAAGACATCATTAGTTTTAAAAATAACAGTTTTTCTTCCTTCCAGTGGATCATCAACTATACTTAAGAAACCATCAGAAGTATCGACATCATCATTTTTATCAAAGAAATAAAATCTATTAAATGCTACTTGGTAATCTTCTTCAACATCAATGATTGTATCATTTACAATGGTATCACTGCTGTATATTGAAGTATTATTATAGTAGTATCCAAAATTTGCTCCTGGTTTGATTTTTATAAATGAACCAGCACTTCCAGAAGGAATGTCATTTCGGAAACTATCAAGTGCAATAATATTCTTATTAATACTTGGAGAAAATTCCAAGTAAGTATTTTGCATAGATGGGTGCTCAGTAATAAACTTGTATTGATAATACTTTTGGAATTCTAAATTTCTTAAAATTTTAAAATCTATATTATCACTAGAATATTCAAATTTATTTGCAGTATATACAACTGAAGAAACAATAACACTTTTTGCTGGAACACTATTATCCAAAAATACTGTGCTTAATTCAATGTTATTGGTATTTGATTGAGCATAGTTAAAATATACTGTTAGTAGTTGATTTTCAGAATCATAATCATACACAAAAGGATCTCTAGCACTAGTCCCTACAATTTGTTGGTTAGTATTAAAACGATATTGAGGATATACTAAATCAACTGAAGACTTATCAAAATGATCTTCTATTGGTGTATTATTCTCTCCTCTGGTAACAATTACCGAATTAGTTGATATATCTGTTGAAACTACTTTTACAATTTCAGACCCAATTTTCAGTAAATCGTCATTAGATAGAGATCTAATATCATTCAACAACAATCTTTCATCTGATTGGGAAAATCCTACATGATCAACTATACCAATAAAATCTCTAGTAATTTCAATATCTGCTTTATCTAAGTCACTATTAGAAAAACTAATTAAATCACCTTTTCTATATGATGATCCTTTTGAAGTTATTTCAACAGAAGAAATAACTCCAGCATTAAATACTGCAAAATCAATATTCCCAAGTAGTATTGTATTAGTATTTGGATTAGTTAATAATACTGATCCGTTTGGATTTACTGATAAAACCCTAGTTTCATCTGCTATATTATTACCTTTGACTTGTTGACCAGGAAAAACATTCTCAATATCACTTAATACAATTATATTTGTAGAAATAATAAAATTAGTTACAGTTTTTGTGTATCCTACAGTAATTGTTGCTTTTGCATTATCTCTTCCACCTTCGTTACCGATTGTTGCTCCAGAATTTTCTGCAGAACCAACAGTTTGTCCGATTGCATTTCTAGCAAAATCTGGATTTGTAAATACAACATCAACATTACTGAATGTAGCTCCACCAAAAGTAGAAGAAGCATAATCAGTTCCAGATATTAAAGTATCAATTCTACCAATTCCAGTGTCATTAATTACAGAAGAAAATATTGGAGTTTTTAATTTGACTTGCTGGTATTTTCTTTTTCTGATATAATAAGTCGTTTCTGTGGTTAAATCATCTGGTACTACAGAGATATTGACAGAATCATTTACAGATAGATTATGATCTTCTTCTGTTGTAACAGCGACAACATTATCATTAATAGTGAAGACATCAATTCCATTACTTAGTGAAATAACAGAAAGTACTTTAGATCCACTAGTGTCAGATAAAGTGCTACTAAACAAACTGTAATTTGGATCACTAATAAAAGCACCATCAGTAACTTTCAATCTTACAGAGTTTTGATCTTTTATTGATTCTAGAACTTCTGAATTTGCAATGACACTATCGATACCATCAAAAAGAGATACTGTAGAACCTTTTGTATATTCAGATTCTTGGTCAACAATTACATTTACAACAGTATTGTTGGAACTAATCTTATTAGTAGAATCGAATTGTCCAGTGACATTCCTTAGCAAGAACTCAAAAGTGTTAAAAGAATTACCAACAACTGTTCCTGTTGCTCCAGTGTTTTCTTGAACAATAGTATCACCATCAAAGAAATACACTAGTTGAGATGTGGTTATCTTTACTGCTTTAGTTTGTACAGATTCGATATTATCAATAGTTTTACCTTTTACTTCAGAAACTGTTGCATATGCTCCAAATCCAGTAGTCTCAGAATCATCAATAACTACTTGAGATCCGATAGAAAAAGTTTCTACATCAGTACTTACAATACCACCAGAAACAGAACCTTTTTTTGTTGCTCTGATTTGTGCCGCAGTATTAAAACCGTTAGCGTCAATATTTGAAGTAGTAATTAAACGTCTAGCATCAGATGGAAGGTCATCTTGAATTAACGAATTATCATAATTGGACTGAATTGGCAAAGAATAATATTTCTGACCTAAAATGTATGGGAACGCTGGCGTACCACCTACATCAATAGTAATAAAGTATGCATAAGTTCCTTCAGGATATTCTGGTGTTACACAATATCTTCCATTGTTCTCATCTAGTCTAGTTTTGCCAGTATCTTCATTTATTGTCCATGTATAATCATCAATGAAAGATCCCATTGGATATTCTGCAATTGCAGGACCACCAGATCGACCAGCATTTAAATGATACCCTGTAGACATTCTAACTACAGAAGATTCTGGATCTCCTGGATCAGAATAACCAAAGGGACCATAAATTGGATTGCCATCATATGCATATCCCAATATTGGTGAATGACCACTACCATTATCAGACAAAGACTGTCTCAACTTAACGGGATTAGCGATAATTCCATATTGCTTTTGATCAAATGTCAATGGATTATCAAATAATCTACCATTAGCAGAATCAATTAAACCATTGCTATTTTGATATCTATTTTTTACCCATCTTCTAATTTCAACTCTTGCTTCTGCAAATTTTCCCTCTGGAATGACTTCAACAAAAATATTTTTTTGAGTGTATAGTCTTCCAGTCTCAATTCTTTCGAAATCAACAATTTGACCGTCTTCAGAAATTATAGCATTAAAAGAAGCAAATTTTCCTCTACCACTTCTATCTGTAATTCTAATGATAGGAGGAGAAGAATAATATTCACCTGGATTATCAATAACTAGCTTTGTTACAGCGCCATTAGTTACAATGGCACGAACCTCTGCATTTCTTCCAGAAACAATTGTTACTTCTGGGTCAGAAGAATATGTGGTTGTATCACTAATCTCAATTCTGTCTAATGTTTCTCCACTAAGGAATGCTCGCGCTTTACCTTTCTGGTTATTAATGAGAACATATGGTGCTTTCTTGTATCCAGACCCCTTCTGCGTAACAATTGCTTTTTCAATTTGACCAAATTTTACAAAATCTTCGTCTCTATAGCTGTATGCAATTGTTCCATCTACAAACACACCAACCGACGTATTTGTCGTTTCGTAAATTTCAGTGGTTTGTAAAGGAGTTTTTCTTATAACTTTTAAATTTTTACTGTCAGAAAGAGATCCAGTATCACTAGCACTTAGAATATCATATAATGGATATCCAGAAGAGCAAATATAATAAAACTGACTATCTTCATATATTGCTAATACATTACCAATATACTTTTGTAGTTGTGGTTGAATTTCTTGGTTTGTTAGTGCTCTTGGAGATGTATTTAAAGAATTAACTTTCCATCTAATAGAACCTGTATTAGAATCATAGATTACTCTATCTCTGGTACGAAAACCTGGAGGTGTTACTTCAATAGTATCATTTGGCGAAGAGTATGGTGCAGTAGACTTTGTTTTCAAATCATAAAGAACGCCAAAAACAATTAATTCAACATCTTTATAAACTGCTGGTGAATAATCATATACTTTTGTACCAACAGCATGAGCAGAAGAACCAGATCTACTTAAAAGCGTAAACTGCTTTACATTTTTATCATTATATTTAAAAGTTTCGTTGTTAACAAGAAAAGAACCAAACCTACCCCATCCAGTTGTTGATTGAACTGTAACAGTGTCACCAATAGCAGTTGTTGCTGGAATTGCTTCTTCTAGTTCAGTTTTTGCTGCAACCCTGAAATTTCCATTAACTGTTTCTGGGTTTAGGATGATTTGATAAACTTGTTGTCCATCGGCACCACCAATTGGTTGGACGTTATCTACGACCGCAGATGCAAATCCAAGTTCTGCATTATTTTGTGTAATTCTATTTCCAATCAGGTCTCCTGCATCACCCGATGCAATTACAACTTTAAGAGAATACGTAGTTAACCAATCGGATGTTGAAGACTTAATTGTGAAGTCTTTAGGGTTATATGTTGAAGGAACGTTCTTAGTATCCCTTGCAATAATGGTGTTGAAAATAAACTTGATGGAACTTTCAGTTCCCTTTACTTTATAAAAATTTGAAATATTTTTAATTAATGTTCTCTTATCAATTTCTTTCTTTAGATATTTTTCTGGGAAAGAATTTAGATTTTCATATTCAAACTTTTTAATTAATGCATACAAAAATAAGTTACTGATATTATAGACATCAGTACCAGAATGAGATTCTGCTTGTGTAGTTACGAACTCACTTGATTCATACAAATCTCCAAGTTTAGTATTACCACTAACTCCTCTGGAAACTTCTAAAAATAAATTTCCTTGCTTTTTCTTATAGAAACAAATTTCATCGTCAATCTTAAGATATCCATTCCTTTCTGGAAATGAAGACGCATCTTCAACTTCAATTGTGGAATCTGTGTTATTAATAATACCTACTAGAGGAGACCTCTCTTTTAACAGAGATTCTTCATAATAGTCAATATCTCTATATGCTTCTAGATTATTGAGTATATCAAATGGTTGACCACGAGATTCTACCTGCTCATAATACTTTTCCAAGAAACGAGCAAATTGTGGATAATCGGTAACAATAAATTCGGGTAATTGATCCTCAATTAAATGAGAGATGCTCCTATTCTTTACGACCATCTAATCTTACTCTTGATAAACTTGGAATTTACTTTTTGCTACATCTACATCTAGGTAGACTTCGCGTTTTGCAACAATATCATTTGACTTAGGAAGAACCCTAAGTTCAATCCTATTATCATTGAAGCTTCCTTTGATGATAGTTAAATCATACAAGATGACTTCACCTTTTTCATAGTTAATATCACCTTGTGAAAAATTAAGAATAATCTTATCACCACTGGATTTATCTATTCTATATAGGACAATTTTCCCATCCCTATCTTCTAGATAAACCGTGAAATTTGGATACTCAGAAACTACAAAACCTGTTGAACTCAATACAGGATCATCGTCATCAAGGAAAGTATTTTGATAACAAATTTCATAGTAAAAAGTGGAATTTAACTGAGGATAAAAATCTTTCCTCATTGTTACAGAAGTCAAGTTAGAATTGATGGAAATATCTGATTCATCAATGACACCAACAAATTTACTGTATCGGAATTTACCATTAAATTTTTCTGTATCAGATAAAGCAATATATCCTTCAATAGAAGAAAGTACCTTTGCTCTAATTTCTTCTGGTGTTAAATTAGTTTTTCTAGTATCATAATAAATTTTACTGTCAAGTTCTACAAACAGAATAGATGGATCTAAAATTTCTGGAGTAACAGAAGCAACCATATAATCTTTCAATTCTCGTTTAATCTTCTGTTTTGTAAAACTTGAAAGAAATGAACCACTATTGGGTTTAAGTACTAAAAATACCTGACCATATGCTGGTGGATCCTGCTCTTCACCACCAAATGAAATAATATCAGATATTGCTGGATAAATGTTTCTTACAATTGCAGCATAATCATCTGCTGTTACTGCACGATCTTGTGTGCCAAAATATTTGGGGGCGTTGTATTTAATTGACTTGATATTTTCAATATCAGCGCCACCAGAGGACTTGACAATTGATGAAGTGTTGAGTGATGTAGTAAAAGGATAATTTGTATTCCCATCTGTATCTTTCAATACACCACTGAACGTAAAGTTCTTTGCTCCGTTGGTTTCAGCACCATTAGTGCTTAAATATGAAATTTCAATCTTTTGACCATTATCAAGTTTTCTACCTAGTACACCGTCACCAAAGAATATTTCATACTTCTCATCTTCAATCTCATTGATGAAGAAAATCTTTGATTGTGAATCAACACCTAGAATATTTCTCGATAACTTATATTCTTCAGATACTGTTGATTCCTCGTTTAGAAAAACACGAACAATAATTGTTGATACATCTACATTACTATTATCGATAACAAATCTTTGATTTGATTGTGTATTATCAACAACGTATGTGTCAGTAACTAAAGATCCTTCTTTTACTTCGATATTATCGAAAATTGCCTGGTTTGAAACAATAGGTCTCTTGATATCTTCAACAACAACATATTGATATAAGTTGTTATCGTTCCTAGAAACAAAACCAGTTCCTTTCTGTAAAATAATTTGGTTATTTGCTGGTGTCGATTCTGTAAAATCAACATTAAATGTTAATACTGCAGTTGGTGCAACAACTGACTTAGGATTGTATCCTAATTGCTTTGCTAGAGCGACTACATTGTCCCTCAAGGTGGCAGAATCAATGAATAGTTCATTGACTACCATATTGGTGTTAAACGCCGTGTAATACGTGTTATATGCCAATACGTCAACAAGGTTACTCAACGCAGATCCTTCAAAGTCATAATCAGTAAAATCTGATGTACTTTGAATATATTCCTTTAATGCAGTTCGGATCTGGTTGTAATCTAAATTTGATAATTGTGCGTATGGCATTATCGGGTTCTCTCTAGAAATATTTCTAATGGTATAAGATCATCACGACCTAAAATTTTAGCATCGAATGATGCATCATAACCATTATTAATAAAATCAGGCGTGACTGATATATTCTCTACCGATACTCTCGGTTCATATACACCAATAACACGCCTGATCTCATCTTCTATCAAACTCGCCGTAGCAAAATCCAATGGTTCAAATAAAATACCTGGAATTTTTGAACCAAGATTTGGTTGAAAAAACCTTTCACCTGTCTTTGTTAGTAAAAGATTTGAAATCGATTGCTTAATTGCAGCCGTATCCTTAGAAACAATCAAATCATTACTGATGGGATGTTTCTTAAAAGTAATATTCAAATCCTTAAAGGTTTGAAAGGATGGCATCTATGTATACTTATAGGCTGTTACTATTTATCACTTCCCACAAAATCCATCCGCCCATTCTTCCTGATTATCAAAAATCTCACCTTCCTTGACATCCTTCATCTTACGCGACTTTTTTAAGTGGCGCTCGCTGTCGGTTTCGGTGATAAGCGTCATACCATTGTCAATAAATTCTTGACTTTTATCTACTCTTGAATTACCCATTGTAGCTCCAATGATTGTTTGGTCTTTCCCACCAGAAATGGAGGTCTTCCACTTCATCATTATAATATAGTGAAACTAAGTCACTCTTATATTTACTCCCAATATTCTCACATAGAGATAGAGTGTAATAGTTCTTCCGACTGAACTTCTCCATAGACTTGGTAATCCATGTATAATTACCACCTCTAATAACCCCTGCCTCACAAAGCACGAAGTTATCCCAATCCAATACCCATTCTGCAAAATTTAACTCAAAGTTTAACTGATATTCGGATGGGTCTTCATCTGGAAATGGCACATTGACTGCTTCAATATGAAATATTTCCCGATCAACTGTTAATGCATGTGAAAGATGTTGTGTGACAATACTTGAATAATCAGGAGAAACACACAAAAAACATGTCTTGGATGGATGAATATTCCAATCTGACATTTGAATTTTGTATGCCATCTCCTGGATCAGAGCCATCTCCCTGTCTTGTGAGATGAACAATAAGTCTTTCACTTACCTTGTCCCCTATAACGCTTCTTTGCACCATTCCTAGATGTTGCAGACAACTTAGTATGCTTTCCCTGTCCTTGACGTGTCTTCTTTGGAGTAGACTCAATCGTCTTTTCACCCATCAAACCAACTTTGCTTCTTGCCATAGTATCCTCTCAATTGACTTTTTTATTATAGCACAATCTCAACCACCTGCAAACACATTCCAGGCACCCATCACCATGATGCTAGGAGGTGCCAGTTTATCTCCTAACCTCATAGTAGATAGACCATTGGTTAAAACCTTCGTAGAACCGACTGCAGCGATGTCTGGGTGAGTGTCTGTACCACATGTATGAGGCACAAATGGGTTTGTCACAACATGCACTGGTCTTCCATTCACAAATACATTCGGTGATGATGCTGCTCCTACCTGTGGTGGGTGACATCCATGTCCAGAATGTAGATCTGCTTGTGCGCTAATTGGTCTTAACCTTGCCATTAATCATTAACTCCTGGTAAAAGTGATTCTACCCCTGGTGGAGGTGGTAAAAATCCTACTGCTCTATCTAGCCAATATCCAATACGATTCGCAGTAGGTGTCCAATTATTCACAACATCCATTGTTCCAGTAAATGTTGTGACAAACGGTGGACAAGTATGCGTAACTGTTAAAAGATATTGATATTGCATCAATTCAATTAATGATGGTTTCATCCTTACCCATAATGAAATCTCAGGTTCAAATTGATCGAAAAAATCGGTGCCCTTCGTCTCAACTAATGTAGGATCTAAAACTGCTAATTTATTAACTTCTAATTGTCTATATTGTCCAGGAAAATCTTCACTCGTTAATTGATCTACCTCTGGTGGAATATCCTCTAAATTCATCTTTCGCCACCCTCTAAGTAAATCAACAGACGTGAAGTTATTCTTTAATCTCTCAGTCTCTGTCTCGTAAAACGTCCCGAAGATCCACTCGGAATCATGGAAATATTTCTCACTATAATACCCAATCAATGGATTTACCAATGAAAGCGATGGAACTGGTGCCGATACAATACTTCCATATTCCACGAAGGGTTCACTGAAACCCTGCGTCATCTCAGGAATATTTTGTGGTATAGGATATCCTTGCTCATACGCAACATCAGCAATCTTCAGAATGCTGCAACCAGTCCCTTCAATACGAATTCCTGTGATTAATTCTGGAAAATTTGGTTCTGGACATCCCCCAACACCAATCGCCGTGATCACTGTGCTGGGGTTGATGATCTCGTATAACCATGGGTATATACCCATCGGACGAGTCTCCTCAACATACTTCACATAATTCGGCGCAGGGACCAATTTAAAAGTATTCCCAGTTACTATGCAGGATGGTGTCGTTACTAGTTGGACTGGCATCTTTTGAGTTCCTCTACACTACTGTGCAGATAATCGAGTGTTTCTGATAATTTCTCGTGCTCAGTCGAGCTCGGGCGGCGGTACATTAATTGGGGCGTCTCCAAACTCTGGACCCTCTCCTCCAAAGATATCAACCTCTCGGATAACTTCAGGAGTATCTCCTCGATACTTACTTGTATAGTCCCCAATTCTGGTTCCTTGGTCTCCTCTGAGGTAACTCTCAGCTGCTGCTCGTTCAAATCCATCGCAAAATTCCTCAAAATTCTTTAGTGCGTTTTCGTATAATTTTTCATCGACCTTTTTCATGATTTTTTTCTGGCGGAAATTTTTTTATTTTCAAGTATTTCAAAAATATTTATCGGTCGTCTGGATACTTTTGTAGGTTAGAGGGACCCTTCGATTTTCGCTCGGCAACCCTAAGTAACAAATAAGGGGGACAATTAACTGTCCCCCAGTATTACTAACTGTCAGGCAGTTAGTGTTAGTTTCTTTGCTAATAATCGTGCTGTGTGTTGCTTTGGTTTGTATGGCAAAGTGATAATTTTACCGCAAGGATGTTTCCATAGTTGATGCTTACTTCCATTGCGTTGTTTAATCCAACCCTCTGCAATTGCAAGTTTGGTAAGTTGCTTATCAGTCACAGATCCCACAGCAGTTCGTTCATCTCATCTGCATCAATTGCAGGATCATTCCACTTAACGCCATCGCCAGTTTGACCGAGAAACTTACCAATTTGTCCCTCCATCATGCACCGCACAAACTTATCCCAAGGGGTCTCAATTCCTGCCTCGCGATAGATCACACATGCCTTAGCAGTGTTGTAGAGAAACTCATCATTCTGCACCCACAGGGCAGCATTCCAAGTTTCGTAGTTTGCGAATCCGTTCATGATGTGTGTTTGTTTGGTATGTGTGAATTGTAGAGCCCAGGTCGCTCAGTGGCGATCGCTGATGTGCCACTCTCCCCACTGTCCAGCGGGTTCGAT